TCATCCTCTGTCTCGCCCAAGAAACGGACGAAGTCCTCACACAACCGTCATGACTTGCCGAGACTTGAAACGATTGTGTCGGATTCGGTCGGTTCGTATGGGCCTGCCGTGATTGAGTGGGCCGCTGAGCATCTCGGCGTGTCGATGATGCCTTGGCAGCGTCACGTTCTGACGCAACAGTTCGCGTACGACAAGTCGGGCCGGTGGTGCAACCGTACGTCGCTCATCTCAACCGCGCGTCAACAGGGCAAGAGCGTCTGCATCGCTGCGAGCATCGGGTGGCTGTTGATCGAGTACCCGAAAATCATCAAGCGGCCCGTCAAGATCGTGACGTTCGCGCACCGTCTTGACATTGCGGTCGCCATGTTCCAAGACCTCGCCCCGGTGCTCGAGGCGAAGTTCGCGGCAGTGCCGACGTGGTCGTACGGCAGGACCGAAGTGCAGCACAAAAACAGCAAGTGGCTCGTCAAGGCTGCCCGACCTTCGGCACCACACGGCCTCTCTGGTGTCGACGTTCTGATCGGCGACGAACTGTGGGGCATCGACTCCGATACCCTGGACATCGGCTTCATGCCGACGCAGCGCGCCATCGCGAATCCGCTTGCGATGTTCTACTCAACGGCAGGAACCGAGGAATCGGTTGCGATGCTGCGTTGGCGTGAGGCTGCGTTGCGCGGCATCGACACCGGCGAGGACACCGGCATCTATCTCGCCGAATACTCACCGCCGCCGGAACTTGACCCGATGTCGCCGGAGGCCTGGGTGTACGCAAACCCTGCGCTCGGTCACACGATCACGATGGAATCACTCGAGGCCGAGTCGCACGCACCGAACCGCTCGGCGTTCCTGCGGTCAAGCGTCAACGTGTGGACACAGACCGATCAGAGTTGGCTGCCGCCGGGACTGTTCCAAGACCTGCGCGCAAAGTCGGCGCCGCTGCCGAACGGCGTGCTCGCAGTCGAGGTGTCGATGGATGACGGCAGGTACGTCGGCGTCCGATGCAACGTCAACACCGAGGGCCAGTTGACTGCGACCGTTGCGTTCATGGTGGACACGCTCGCGGACTGCTGGACGCAAGTCGAGAAACAGATAGCAGCGAACCCGCAAGTCGTTCTCGCGATCACACCGACGCTTGACGTCTCATGCCCACCGGCGATGCAACGTCGCCGCATCATCGTCGGCTACCAAGAAATCTGCCGCTGGACCGCTGTCGTCAGACAGATGCTCATTGAGCGCCGCCTGTTCCACACCGGCGAAACGATGCTCGCCGAACACGTCGGACGCGCGGTCGCGGTACGCACCACCGGCGCCATCGCCCTCTCCTCGACCAAGTCGCCCGGGCCGATCGAGTTGGCGCGCTGCCTCGTGTGGGCCGCAGGCATCGGGTCACGCCCAGCGCCTGCGGTACGTCGCGCGGTAGTTGGCACCGCAAGACAACAGCGAGTCGCCTAATCTGGAGTCATGCCGATCTTCAACCGAGCCGACCGCAAAGTCTCAACGCATCCGAGCATCAAGGCTGCTGCAGGCGCAGCAGGCAACCCGCTCGTCGGCAACTTCATCAACTACACCACAGGCGCCGACCGCACCATCGCGCTACGCAACCCGACGATCAGTCGCGCACGCGACCTGATCTGCGGCATGGTCGGCTGTCTCGAGATTGAGCAGTACGGGCGCGTGTGGAACGGCGACGAGTACGAGTACGTCGACCTCCCGCCCGACACATGGTTCCAGAACCCCGACCCGAACGTCACTCGCAACTTCATCATGTCATTCACGACCGACGACCTGCTGTTCTACGGTCGCGCGTTCTGGGTCGTCACGCAACGCAACGCAACAGGATTCCCTTCGGCGTTCACATGGATTCCCGCAGCGGACGTCACCACATGGGACCAAGCCGGTCCGCAGTGGTGGGGACCGTCGTCGCAAATCTACTTCCAAGGAATCCAACTTGAGACGCGCGACGTCGTGCAGTTCCTCTCACCGATTCCCGGCCTGCTGTTCACCGGGTCGCGCGCAATCAACACTGCGATCAGACTCGACACCGCAGCCGAACGATTCGCGACGATGGAAGTGCCAGCCGGTTACCTGAAGCAGACCGGCGGCGAACCGATGAGCGGACAAGAACTCGCCGACCTCGCAGCCGCATGGTCCGAGGCACGACAAACATCCAGCGTCGCCGCGCTCAACGAGTACGTCGAGTGGAAGGAATCAAACATCGACCCGAGCAAACTGGAACTCGTCAGCGCACGCACCTATCAGGCACTCGAACTGTCGCGCGTCGCAAACATCCCGCCGTACCTCGTCGGCGCACCGACCGGGTCGGGCATGACGTACCAGAACGCGCAGCAAGCACGACAGGACCTGTACCTGTTCGGCGCCAAGCCGTACATCGACTGCATCGAGCAGACGCTGTCGCTCAACAGTGTCACCCCTCGGGGTCGTTACATCGAACTCGATGTCGACTCCTACCTCGAGGAGAACGACATGTCGGGCCGGGAGGACAGTCTGCCCACTGCCCCTCCCGGTACCGGCACCTCGGTCACACCCGGCACACCGATCGCGGACTGAATCCACCAAACTCGGACGAGCCATGTCGTACGCTGGGAACATGCTCAAACTCTCAGCAGGACCAGTCACCATCATCGCCGCCGAAGGCGAAACACCGAGCCGCGAAATCAGCGGCGTCGCAGTGCCGTACAACGTCATCGCCACCGTGTCAGGCGGCGAGAAAGTCAAGTTCCTCCCCGGCAGCCTCCCCGTCACCGGCAAGGCACCACGCCTGCTCGAGTCGCACGACGCCTCCAAGATCATCGGCATCGTGACCAGCCGCAGCGAGGACGAGGACGAGATGCGCTACACCGCACGCATCAGCGCAACCAAGGCAGGCGACGACGTGATCGAACTCATCAAGGACGGCGCCCTCGACGCGGTCAGCATCGGAGTTGACCCGGTCGACGCCGAGTACGACGAGGACGGCGTGCTTGTCGTCAGCAAGGCCAACTGGCGCGAACTCTCCATCGTCGCCGAACCAGCGTTCGCGGATGCCACCATTGACACCATCGCGGCTGCTAAAGTCGAATCAACGGAAAGCGAGACACACATCATGCAACCCGAAATCACCGCCACCGACAAGCCAGCCGAAGCGCCGAAGGCGCCAATCTGGGCCGAAGCACGCAAAGCGCCGTCGCGTCTGCCAAGCGCCGCCGAGTGGGTCAGCGCATACGTTCAAGGCGGCGAAAAGTTCGCTGCGATGAATCGCATGATCGCCGACCACCAAGCGTTCCACAATCCGCTCGAAGCCGCCGCAGGCGACATCGCCACCACCGACACGCCCGGTCTCTTGCCGGTGCCAGTCGTCGGACCGGTCTACAACAACATCAACTACCTCCGCCCTGTGGTCAGCAACATCGGCGCGCGCGCCATGCCGCTCGGCTCGGGCAAGGTGTTCAACCGTCCAGAGATCACCACGCACGTCAGCGTCGCGCAACAGTCGACCGAACTCACCGCGCTGTCATCGACGACGATGGTCGTGTCGAGCAACAACGTCACGCGCCTCACGTTCGGCGGCACGGTGCTCTTGTCGGAACAGGACGTTGACTGGACCGACCCGGCATCCGTCAACATCGTGCTCGAGGACCTTGCAGGCCAGTACGCCGACGCGACCGACAACTACGCAGCCGACCAACTGCTCGCAAGCACCTCGGCAAGCATCGGACCGCAGGACTGGACCAGCCCGGAGGAAGTGATCGCAGGCATTTACACCGCCGCGCGCACCATCTCCCTCACCTCGAACGTCCTGCCGACGCACATGTTCGTCGACCCGTACCGCTGGACCGCCCTCGGCACGCTCACGGACACCGCCGGTCGTCCGCTGTTCCCGACTGTTGCGCCGTACAACGCGCTCGGTCAGCAGAACGCAGCAACGTGGAACGGCAACCCGCTCGGACTCACGATGGTCGTCGACAAGAACTTCGCGCAGAACACCTGCATCGTCGGCACCGCCGCCGGTCGGTACGCGGGATTCGAGATCTACGAGAACCAGCGCGGC